GTCTTGCATTGCAGCAGCAGTACCAGCTTTAGCCAATGTTTGTTGTGTGAGTTGTTGCTGTTGCAACATTTGTTCTTGAGCTTGTCGTTGTTGCATCATTTGTTGTTGTTCTTCTTCAGAGATAACCCAATTTCTTGAATCAAACCCTAAGGAAGATATCAATGCTTTAGCATATTCAGACCACTTAAAGGAACTAAGAGCAGACTCAGGAAGGTTGCGAACCATTTCTCCCATTTGCATTAGTTTCTGTAAGTCTGTATCTCTAGATAAAGCTTGTAAACCAGTAACAACTTCGATGTTTAATGTACCGTCTTTGTTAAAGAATTGGTCGTACATTCTTTTATCTAAAGAACCATCTTCAATCATTAAGAAAACCGTTCTCTTAATAATGGGTTCAAGTAAATCCCTAGCTATGGCAGAGAACGCACCGCCAAGAATGGTTTCTAATTCTGAACCAATCATTCTAACAGCAGTAGCAGTAACCCTGTCTCCACTAGGGATAGCACTAGCAGACATTAGGAAAGCCTGACCAATCTCACGACGCATAACTTCCACTGCTGTTTGTGCTGCTGAAATTTGAGTGTTCATTGTTTGACTGGGGGACAACACGAACACATCTTCTCTTCTAGCAGGGACCCAAGAGCCATTAGATTGACTGGCTACGTCATCAATCTCCGTGATACCACTGGGATCTAGGCACATCCAGAATGCCGTAGAAGCAGCCATACCATCAAGCATTGCTTTGGTATATGAATCTAAAGACTGAAGATCACCAAGGGTATCTTCACAATGGGATCTACCATAGTTTTCACCTGCTACACCATACCATCTTAAGATAGACATGGGGGCAATTTCATAAACACCTTCAGCTAATAAATCACCATCTGCATTTTCTTTTCTATAATCCCAATTACCATCTTTATTTAACATTAGTTGACAGAACTGTTTTTCATATCCTTGTTTTTCTACACCAAACATTTGATATGAAATAGCATCTTCATTTTGTAAAGCATATTCTATAAAAATAATTTCTTGAACAGAACCATCAACAGCTCGTTGAACTACATAATGATCTAGTCGTGTGGATCTAAACTTATAATCATCTTCTAAATGTATTAAAGAATCTCCAACAACAATCAATGATTGAATAGCTTGATATACAACTTCTCTTAGATTGGTAGATGACAATCTTCTATATACTTGGTAACATAAAGTTTCAAGGTATGCTTTTATTTCAACAGAAGGATCAACACCAGACTTAAGATTAAATTTAAAGAATGGTGTATCGTTTACAGGCATCATAGCAGACAACATTCTACTAGCTAAAGAAGTAACCCCCCGCGAACCAACTGAAGAAAAGGGTTGGGGCAGCATTTGTTCTTCGGTCCACCCCTCTGGAGGTAGTAGAGATGGAATGGTTAATGCAGCACAGTACCTTGATCTAACAAGTTTAGAGTTTCGGTTTGAGTGTAATCTAGAAAATCTATCTGCTAAAGAATTTTTCATATTATGTACCTGGTGTACTCATACCTGTATATAGGGAAGAAAAGAAATCTAAGTTAGACACATTTGAACCAGCCATACCCTGTTGTTGACCAGCTTCAGCTTGCGCGTTTGCTTCTGCAATAGCTTCTTGTTCTGCTTGTGTTGCTGCTTGAATTTGTTTTTCTTCTTCTTGTTTAATTCTAGTACGCTCTGCTGCTTCTCTAGCTACTCGTCTAGCTTCCGCAGCTTCAGCATCAGTTCTTCGTTGAGCTTCTTGTTGTGCTTGGAATTCTCTTTCTTCCCTTAACAATTGTTGTTGTTCGGAAAATGTCATACCTCCCGAAATAGATGGACTACCACCCATAAGTACCTCCAGATTCTTTTTGTTTGTTACATATTGTTTTTAATTTACTTATCAATTCTATTTGACCAGCCCTAAAAGAACACTTGCGTGTCCATTGTTCCGAGGTTAATTCAGGATCATACTCAAGAGGTGGATACATCTTTTCCAACAGGTCTACCAACTTTGGGTCTATCCTGGGATATATTTCTTGTTTCATTTACTTGTTTATCCATTTGTGTTTTGATTGTATCTATATCTGTCTTAAGTGTTTCTAATTCTTCATATAAATTTTTTAAAATTAACCTAATGTCTGAAGAAGACAGCGTTGAAATATTTGTATTTAATCTTAGTTTAAAATTGTTTTGAAAGCTCATTGTATTGTCCTTGGTTTTGGAAGACCACTCATATAGTCTTGGATATTAAAGTTTTCTAAATCAATATTTTTATCTATAGGAGACATATATTGATTTCCTATATAGGAATCTTCTGCTTGTCCTCCAAAGGTAGTATAGGTGGATCTTATTTGTTGACCCAAAGCTTGCATCATCTGTTCTTCAGATAAAGCGGCTGATTGATATGACCCTAATTTTCTTTGGGATTGGCTGTATCTTGTAAACTCGTCATTTATTTTTTTAGTTATATCTTTAAAAGTACTTTGCAATGCTTTTATCTCAGCTTCTACTGCCATTGCTGGGTTAGTTTTAAATAAAACTTTTTCATCATCGCTGGTTTCTACGGTTTCATTTGCTAGTAAACCACGCTGATAACCTCCCAAAGCGCTGTATTTATTTTGTAATTCTTCTGTAATTCCTGGCAAGAATTTATTAAAGTCATATCGTTTATTTAGTTCTTCTTCTTCAGTAGATTTGGCAAAGTTAAAGAAACTGGAGCCGCCTGTCAATGAAGTAGCTTTAGCACTTTCAAATAGTTTATTGGCAGCTTTTAGTTTGTTTGCATAATCATCTTCTGTTTCTTTTATAACTCGCTCCCCCATGTTAGTATAAGGGTTTCTTTCAAAAGCATAATAGTAGGGATTCCAATTAGCTGGTTTTTTAATACCAGCCATAGTCAGCAACTCTTCAGGAGTACGCGCATTAAATAAAAACTCATCAGCACTTCTTTCTCTTTCCTTAATTGTAAACCCAACAGACCCTAATTGTTGGGGTATAAATGTATCATAAAGTTTTTTACCTACCACTGTTTTTGGCATAGGTCCTGATACAACAGGTGCTTGTAAGTTTTCAAGGTATCGGTTATACGCAGCCATTATTATATCCATCTGTTGTCTATTATCAGCTTCTCGTTGTGCGCGATCAGTTACGCGATCAGCGTTGTATAAAGCCATAGTAATACCTCTTAAATAATTTCACAACCCCCAGCCGTACAAGCCATAGAGTGTGAAGATGTTGTTGTATCATTTAACTCATAATCCTTTAACTTAGAAAAATCTACAAGAACTTTTGGAGACATGTTATAGGTACGAGCATCAATAGTTTCAAAGGGAGCTTGAGCATATGTATGGTCACACTTGGGTAAGAATGATATACCTGATATCTTATCAAAGTTTTTCCAAACCCAGTTACCAATCTCTAAGAACTCATCATCTGTATAAGACACAGTGATACTAGGCTTATGGTGACAATAGAATTGTTGATAGTCTAACCATAGCTGTAGGTGTTCCATTGCTCCTAGTGTTTCACTGGTTTGTGTACCTAGTTCTGCTCTTTGGGGAAATGTAAACACAGCTGTAGACTCAGGATTCATTACACAATCCTCTACCGTAACCCCTTGATCTCTCATCATAGCATACATTGGATCTTTCTTATCCAACCGTACACGTCTATAATAATACTCAGAGTATCTTGGGTGTAACCCAGACGCTGAGTTTGCTAAACAAGATGTAGTACCTTCTGGCTTGATACACGTGATTGATTTACTAGGAGCGATACCTAATTTATCAGACCAAACAAGATTAGTATATTCAGTAGTTTCTTTTAAAACTTCCAAAACATACTTGAGCTTTGGTCTACCTTCTTTACCAGACATAAGTTTGTTATCAAAGATGCCAGTCATACTGACACCCAACAATCTTTCTTCCTTACAATTCTTTTCCCAAGAGTTTCTTAAGTATGGGAAATGTGTAAACATACTTTGGATTGTACCTATAACAGTAGCTTGTTCAATCTTACGATTTAAAGTTTCTATATTATCATCAGCCCGAACAACAACTGTAGATAAATTACAGAATTGATTGGGTCGTAGAATAATTTCTGAACAAGGGTTTGTACCAAAGAAATATTCTTCTGTATCTCTGTGTGATGCTTTGGCAATATCAGTCATGGCTTGTCTGTTACAAATACCACGTTCGCCTGAGTGCGAGTTATAAAGATCAGACCACTCTTCCATGAACTGCCCCATAGAAGGTCGATCTTGATATACAGCAGAGTTATTTGCTAGTGATCTGTGTGATGCCGTTTCCCACCAAGCACCAGACTTACAGTTTGCCATCTCACGATCTGATAGATCAGACAGTGAAATCATAGCAGACCTACGAACACCACCCACAATAACAGACTGGGCAATCTTACAACAGATGTCATGACACTCTAGAGAACTGAGGTGGCGACCTCGTGCTTTGTAAAATGATTGTGTTACATATCTAAACACTTCTTCAAGGGGCTGTGGTCCACTTGCTCGACCACCAAATGTCTTCAGTCTTTCGCCTGCTTTGCGAACTTTAGAAGTATCCCACTTGGGATGAACTCCACTGTAAAGATTTGTGATTAATGATTCTAAAGAGTTACACCAACCTTCTCTTGAGTCTTCGACAACAATGGGTTTTTCCCAAACTTTTTCTATTGATGTTGGTACGAGAGGTAATTTATTTACACAACGTGATTCAACGCTGTAGCCAACACCAGTGCCACACATTAAGATATACATTAGTTCACAGAATGCTTTGGGAGAATCAATCTCCATATAAGCACAGTTATATAAAGCTGTATTATCTTTTTCTAAAGCAACCCCAGCGGTCATAAGACCACGCATACTGGGTAGAACTTCTAGATTAAGAATGGCTGATTTAATATCAGGTCTTTCTAATAATTGGGGTGCTTTGTTTGTAAAGAAAGACCACCATCTTTCTACTGTTTCTTCCCATGTTTCACGGCGACCTAAATTTGGTAGCCATCTTGAGTAACGACTTAGTGCTATAAATTCTTGAAATGTATTCATATTAAACTCCAGTTGATCCAAACCCACCATTATTTCTATCTGTAGTATTAAGATTCGTAACTTCAACAAATCTAGCACATATGGTTGGAGTAAGAATTAACTGGGCTAATCTTGTACCTTTAGAAAATGATTTTATACCACCTGATATATTTGTTAACATAAGTTTAATTGTACCTCTGTAATCAGGATCTATAACACCGACACCATTACTTAAGACAATACCACTTAAGGCTACGCTGGATCTAATATAAACTAAACCAGCTGTGTTTATAGGTAACTCTAAAGAAACACCTGTATCAATCAGGGTTGGCATATTACATTGTAAAGTAAACTCGTTTAAGCAAGCTAGGTCAGCCCCTACGGACATTGCCGTTTGAAACATTGGTAGCTTTGCGTTTTGTTCTAATTTAACCTTAACAGCGTTATAGTTCTGGTGAACATAGGTTGCTGCTGAAACCTCAGTGGGGTTTGAAAAGGTGTTTGAACTGATATAATAACTATCTGTTGACATATATCTTATCCTTGGTTGTATTCTATAGCCCCAACTATTAGGCAGGGTTCCATAGAATTGGTTCTTTTGTATCTGAATTATACTCTCCATCCCGCAATATCCTAACACATTGTGCCATTTTTACACAATAATCAAGACTGTAGGGGTTTCCTTGTGCATCTTTAGCTTGCTCGTATGCACCCAAAACAGCGTCGGTCCAGTTGTGTGGTTGAACCGAGTCTAATAACTTCTGTGCTTTTATTGGACCACACTTCCAGATTCCAGGTATGTTATCAGTAGTATCCCCCGTAAGCCACTGCTTATGAAAGTTATACTCTGCCTGTCTAGCATCAACAAGAACTGGTTTATCTTCTTTATCTGGATTCCAATGCCATCCCCGTACAGATCTAAGATCTTTGTCTATGGTTACAGCCACAGCACGATAGCCTGATGCCATGATACCCATAACATCATCAGCTTCTAGTTGGGGAATATCTAACTTGTTACCAACTTTGGTAACCAACTCAACGGCTAAGGGTAAAGCTTCGGGAACCTTTCGGTTAACATCCCTGTGCCTTTTATACGGATCCCAAATCTTACGCCTAAAGTTATCAGACCTTGCACATGATACTGCTATGTGTACTGTAGTAATACCAGGGGGTACCCATGCTTTGACATCATGATCTACTCTGGTTTCAATATCTTCAATACCCTCAGACTCTGCCCAGAAAGCAATCCTGTACGCTAGTATATCGCCGTCTAATACAGCAACCTTAGGCATTGGTTCAAGATTCATCATCGTATTCCATCCTTGTCCTCTTACGTAAGTCCAGCCAATAAGCATGATCTTGTTCTGGTGTTGTCTCGTTATCGTTTACATCGTCTTCTAAATCTTCATCTTCTGGATCAACCATTAATATTCTCCTGTGATAAATTGTCGGTCTTTACACCCAAGTGTAAATGTTTTGTCACAATATATCTTCTAAATCTTCGTCATCTTCTTCCGCAAGTTTCTTGTGTGCTTTATCTAAAATTTGTTCTAGATCCCCTAATGTAAGAGCTATATCATATCTTGTTTTCATACAGCCTAAACAATCACACAAAACTTTATCATCACTTTTCATATAGTTTAACCAATCCTCAAAGTAATTAGTAGCTTTGGTTTTGAATTCCTTTTCTGTACCTTCGTTAAATAATCTATAGTGAAACATTTCTGTGTAATTCATATTACTAGATTCTATCTTATTAGCCATGTCTTCACTTTCATGGTTACGCCAAGGTGCATCATGTTCTGATACAACTCTTTTACCATGAGCTACAAATACTTGTAAGGCACCAATCTTTCTACCAAAGTTAACTTCATTTAAATATCTACAATCATCAACCAGTACACATTTTTCATGCCACTTTTTTGGGTTGGTTTCTAAGTTTTCAATGTCTTGTATTTTAATTTCATTAAGCCGCTCTTCAAATTTATTAACCCAAAAGTCAGGATTGTTCTTACGCATACCTGAACCAAGAACTTGACAAGCTAATCTATATTGTTCGGGATTAGCTTCTTTTGTTAGTCCAGTTTTTTCTACCTCTCTTTTTAATACATCAGCAAAAGGAACAATAACTGGAGAGTATCCTTTATTATACAAGTATTCTGTAAATAATTTAGCAAGGGTTGTTTTACCAACCCGTGCTTTACCGCCAAACATTATAACCATCATGCCAATATCTCCATAATTGTTTAGGTGAAAAGAACATTGGTACAGAAATATTATGCAAGAACATAAAATCTGAAACAAATGTAGCACATGTTGGGGGAATGCGCTTACTGTGGTGTAGGTTAAACCATCTCAGTATCTGGTACTTAATTAAATCCCAGTGTTTAGTTGGTTTGTATGAGCTTACAAAGTCCTGCCATTCAGGATCTAAATTAACTAGCCCAAATGAATAACTGTAATAGGGATCAACGCCAAGAAACTTCTTGTTTAGCCCCAACTTTATGATGCGTGGGCTGTACCCATCTACGGTTAGGATAATGTATTTATTGTTACCATATTCTATTTCCAAATGTACATGGGTATGCCGTGTCATTTGCATAAGAGAAATCCCCAACTTACGCCACCCTTGTAGTTTGTAACTTGAATAGAAACAAGCTTGTACTTTAGCTTTCATAGAATATACATAAACCAAGATAGACAGCTAAAGAATGTTCTACTCTGGCTCCTTCAGAATTTTCCCAACCATGTAACATAACTAATCCATCTGATTTCATAATGGCATCCAAGTCACGCTTCATACAAGACTTAAGATGTTCCTTACTGTCTAATGAAACACTGTTGCCGTCAAAACCAGCTTGTTCATCCATTTCAGCCGGATTAAAAATTGTACAACCAGGTATTTTCTTAGCCCACTTCTTAGCTGCTGAATGAAAAGCTGGGAAATTATGCAACGCATAACCACGCATAGGACCAGCAATATATAAAGTAAGGGGTTTATTTAAATCTCTTTTAACACAATCTAATAACATATATCTCCTTAATGAGTATCATTCCAATTCAAACCTATAGTATACTCGGCATCTA